GACGATGTTCAGAATGGTGATTCCGATGCCGTCAATGTAGCCGAGTCCACTCCGTCCAGTACCTGGCCAGATTCCGCTTCGACGTCCAGCCAGACACCAACGTCGTCTGTGACGCCCGGCGATACCAACGAACGATACAGCGAAATAAAGGCGTTTGCCTCGGCTTTTGCGTCGTCTGGGTTTGTCGCGCCAAAGAAATGATATACGCCAACCGACAGGCCGGCCGCGATGGCGTCGTTAATGTGGATTTGGAAATAATTGTCCTCGTAGATTGTGCCGTCGTGCCGGCCCTGGCTCATTTTAATGACACAAAATTCATAGCCATCTTGCACGGCTGCATCAAAATCAAACTCCGGCTGACAATAAGAAATATCGAATCCCTGTTTCATGCTATCACCTCATCATCCAAGAATGTACCAGTCTTCAGCCAGCATGTCCGATTGACTGGCCAGCCATCCTACTTGGGTCCCTGACGTGCCGACGAATGCAATGGCACAATCTCCAATGTTCTTGTGCATGGCATTCACAACTTTGTTGTCAGGTGTTACATAACTAATGTTTCTAGCCAACTCAATGTACTGCCCTTTACCATTCCAACCTTTTCGCGCGCATCGTTTACCCCTTTTGATAGCTGCTAAAGCATCGCCAAAGGTCAAATGGTCTTTTTTTACTCTATCATAAGTCTGTAAAAATATCGGGCTTGCAGGGGTATTGCTCACCATTAACCCGGTAATAATGTAATCTCCAATAGAGGCTTTCATATCACCTTCCAGCGTATGAATGGTTTTTTCTTCCTTCGTTTGATATGCTTCAATGATAATTGGCTTTTTCTGATATTTCATTTTTTATCATCCTTCCCTTTCTCGAATTCGTCCGGGACGCCATCATCGTCGTCATCGATTAAAGCTTTGCCGAAAAATCCAACGGCCGCGATGAACGACACGGACGTCAATGTTTGAATGAAAATTGTCATGGCTTGCAGATTCCCCCGGCCACTTTGTATCCAATCGTGGATCCATGCACCAATAAATAAAACAATGCACAATAGCACATGCACCAAAAACCAATAGATCATGATTTTCGGTGCATGTGCAATCTGCATTTTTCCGGTCCGGCTCAATGCTGTAAGTAAAAGTTGTTTTAGCTTATCCATAAGTGATGCCTCAATGTGTAGACCCCGGGTCAATCGGCGACTTGATGTACTCGGCGGCAATGTGATCGATGAACCCGTTTTTCCCTTTCAGTGTTTTATAGCATTCAATCATGTTTTGCACGCTGCTATACTCTTCATCGCTGACAGCATTGCCAGACACGACGTGGTACCGATGCCCCTGAATAATCCGGTCGCGTAATAAACATTTTACGCCCTCTTCTAGCGCGTCATCGTGCTTCGCCCTTTTCTTTATTTCTTTGATTACCCACATAATGAGGGCCAACGTAATGGACGGTACGATATATGATATGACGGTGTTTACTAATGTGCCCATCTGCCCTCCTAATTGTATGCTACGTCCATGTCTTGCAAGATTTTTACAACTGCATCGTGATATTTGGCCGGCACTTTATCGAGTGTGACACGGCCCATGATTACTTGAAGTGCCCAAAACTTAGCCATTACTTGTCACCTCCGCAAAAGCGCTTTCTAATACGGCCACGCGCTCTTCTAATGTCGGTTTCGGAAAATCGGCCGTCAAGAAGAGCTGGTCGAAATTGGCTTCTACATCCTCTTTGGATAATTCGGTTTGGATGTTCTTTTCGTCCGCCGTCCATACGGTTTGCTTTTCCTCTTGGTCCTGGTTAAATGCAGACCGCTCCGCCTGTGTGATATTCTTCCTAAGATACACGTTAGCGGTACCGTCCGGTAGAGGCTGATACAAAATTTTTGCTGGCTCTGTGTCGTAGTAGACTTTCATTGATTTTTCTCCTTTCGTGGTTACTTATAATTTGTTGTGCCTGTTCAAATGCCGATTTTAGTTTCATCTCCTTCCGCAGTTTCCGGCAATCTGAATATTTGAAATATCCTTTATAGGATGCCAGACGTTTTGCCTGGCCATAAGCCAGCGGTTCCCACTGCTGGCGTAGCAGCATGCGTCTTGCGTGGATGAAATTCTTTGCCCGGATTGTGATTTTCCCGTTGTTATGGATGACAAAACCCATCATATCAATCGGCTCGTTGGCCAGCTTTTTGATATGCCAATTGGGTTTTATCTGTAAGTGTAGCGCCGTTTCGGCATATCGTGATAGCGTTTCCACTGCCCGCTTGAGCTTTCGCCGGTTACTGCCCATAAGTAACATATCGTCCATAAACATGACCATATGATTCACGCCATCGAGGCAGATGCCTTTGCGGTATAAAAACGATAACATGCACTGCGCTGCCCATTGACTGGGTAAGGCTCCAATCAAGAACCCCGTACAGCCATCTGCCCGCGCGTACGATGCTAGCAGGCTTTGCCATAGATAAAGGATGTCATCATTGCCGCAATCGTGAGCAAACAGCTCCATAAACAGTGCCCTATCAATGGATTGATAGCAATGGTGGACGTCAAGCTTGACAAAATACTTGCATTTTAGCGTGTAACGTCGCTTATGGCCACGGGCATACTTTGCGGCGCGAATATCCGCTAATACATACTTTTGAATCATCTTCACGCCATAGATCTGTCCACGTTTCTTGATGGACGAACACTGTTGTAAGACATATCGTCTTTTCCATATTTCAGTGCATGAACGCACAGCAATGTAGTCAAATACTTGCTGTAAAGCACACTCGCGGCCGATGAGCCGGCGCTTTTCTGACGTGCTGTCATAGCGTTCGCGTGTGCATGGCACAAACTTAGGAATGCTGTGCGCTTTTATTGCTCCAGCGGCGTATCTTGCCAGCGTGTCCGTTGCATCGTCTAAGTCAGTGGCGCCTATTTTGCGTAACAACCGGGCGAATTTATAACGCCGATGGTGCCGTTTCAAACATTCATAGATAAATGGTCTGATAGTTTCTTTATCGGTAATATCTATATTTTTACAACTCTTTTTCATTGGAATTTTCTTTCTGAATAATAACGGACGTTCAGTTTTTACTAGCCCGTGGCATTAGATTATTGATTTTTGCCGCAGCACGGAATGCATGACGTTGTTTTTTGTTTGATATTCAGATAGGCGCGACGCGTTGTTCCACCACCTGTTACCCAGGTCCCTGTTCAGGTTCAGGTAAGACAGGCCATAGGTGGCAACGTCCCTGTTCAGGTTGCCAAAACAAATCATCATGCATCCCTTTGTGGTGGGCTACGCCCCCCACGCCCCCCTATTACCATTCGGGGAAAGGCGCGACGCGTTGCTCCACCACCCGTTACCCAGGTCCCCGTACAGGTCCAGGGAAGACAGGCCAAAGGGGGCAACGTCCCCGTTCAGGCTGCCAAAACAAAGAAATTCGCGTGTTTGTCCATCGGCGTCATGGTTGAGCGCCACTTGGTCGCATGTATACGTTGACGATGATCCGTCTACTTGCGTCGGGTAATACATGCCATTTTTGTACTCGCTGTATTTAATGTAGCTCCACTTGTCGCTGCCAGTTGGCTGCTGAATGGAACTGCCCTTAATATAGTCGCTGGTTATGTTAGTAGACTGCTTAGATGCCGTATTTACGGTATAGCATGTATAGTAGTAAGTGCCGTCTGTATCTTTCCACAATTTGTTGATTGCGTCTGATAAGACTTCCCACTGGCCGTTGGCAAATTCGACGCCCTGCAATTTAATTGGATGTTTCCCATCCGTACAATTCAGCGAACCTGTGTTGCCTAATACGTCATCTGTACTACCCGATGTCCACGGGACCGTAAAAATTATGGTTGGTACTACTGTGCTATCGGTGCTTTCTGCCACAGTATCAAACGGCGTTTTAGCGTCTACGTAAATAGCGGCGTATTTCGTCGTACCGATTGTAACGTCTTCGATGTCCAAGATTTTGTAGCGATTTGCCGTGTTATCCTGGCAAGTTTGCCGCTTATCATCATCGCTTGCAAATTTTTGTGTGATAATAATGACGTTAGACCCCACGACATACGTGCCTTTTGCGCTGGCGTCTACGATAATGCGATTGACGCCGGTTTCCGAAACTTTAGCTGTGTGATTCAAGTAGTAGCCGTAGCAGCCGTTTAAGATCCCGTCTAATGTCAAAGATCCGAACAAAATACGGCACATCAAAATCAAGAAGGACCGATCACACGAGCATGTGCCACTATAATCCGTACCTCTGGCTTTGACCATGTCGTGCGATCCATTATGGCTAACGTTTCCTTTCGGAATCTGTCCGCTACAGCATGTCATCTTGCCGTTATGGACACCGGCAATATAAGCTGCGTGGATAACCCATGGCCGGACAGTCTTATTCGGTCTAACAGCTTCCGGCAGCGGTTCGATGTGCGACTTTGTCTGTAACCATGTCGCGCTGTACCCCTCATCATAATACTGACTCGATTCGGCCAGCGTAGTGTACCAGTGGTACCCGGTCATTTGCACTACGCCGACAAGCTTATCCGGATTGTCAATCTCGAAATCCGGGGAAATGCCTTCGATAGCAGTAATGACTGGCTGGCTGTTCTCCATAGTCCAGTTGACTTTCGTGACGGCAAAAAGCGGGTTGCCCGCGAAATCGTCCTGCCCGGCCACGGTATCCGTAGACGGTACTAAGGTCGTCCCCTTCAGGTCGCCCATTTTTTCACCCGTAGACACAGAAGAGACGTCGGTATGGTAAAAACGCGTCCAACCATTCCATGGTTTACGCGTGATGGTATACCAGCGGTCAACCAGCGCTGTCAGTGTCGCACTGTCTGCTGTTTCTGCGCCGTTTTCCAGGAACCAGGCCTTTTGTACGGCTTTATACTTCTCTTTGGTCCCATCCAGCAGTGTCACGATGTAGTTGTCCAAACTACCATTATCCTTCCATGTTGACTTGGCAATTTTGTCGAGCGATTCGGCCATACTTTGCATGTATCCCGTCTGCTTTTTCTGCTCAGACAATACGGGGACGCGCTGAGCATCTGTTAATGTCGTTGTTGCCATTATTCACTCACCTCTACAAATACTTTTTCGCACAAACACCCGTCGCTATCGAGATAGTAAACAGGACGGTTTATTTCTTCCAGGTGCGCCGACGCCGATGCTGCTGACGTTTTCGCCGCCAGGGCCCACGATTTAGCAGACTGCGTGTACCCTGTCGAGCTATCCGTATCTGCAATACCGTCCGGGCTGTCTTTGCCTTCAGCCCAGGATTTTGCAGACGTTGCGCTGGCGCTGGCGTTTGCTTCAGATACCTTTGCATTTGTTTCAGACGTTTTCGCGGCCGTGGCGCTGCTTGCGGCGGCTTTTTGCGATGACGCTGCAGACGCCTGCGATGTGGCTGCGGATGCTGCCGATGCCGCCGACGCCTTTTGCGACGCCGTGGCTGATGTAGCCGCTGATTCCGCTTTATTATCTGCTGTTTGTGCCGTGGCCGACGCCGTCGCGGCGCTGTCAGCCGATGCCGCGGCATTTGTTTCAGACGTTTTCGCGGCCGTGGCGCTGCTTGCCGCGGCTTTTTGCGATGACGCTGCAGACGCCTGCGATGTGGCCGCGGATGCTGCCGATGCTTTGGCATTGTTGGCCGCTGTTTCAGCCGCCGATTTAGCAGTTTTGGCGGCCTCTTCGTGTAACTTTGCGTTATATACGTCGTCCGGTTCGTCAACAAAAGTAGTTGACAGAATCCCTTTAATTGCCATTAGAACGTCACCTCATTTTCTATGCTTATTTTTGCGTTCTTTATCGCTGCCACGCCGTTTAATGTCAAGTCATATGTATAATCTCCGTATGGCAGGCCGAATGTATCAGATGGCATTAAATATAGTGTGCTGCTATTTATTTTCCGTTTTAGTAGCGTTTCATTGCCATTTTTCATGATAAATTCCACATCGTCCGTGCCGGTGATAGCTGTTACGCTGCCATCATCTGATTCAATGACGACGGAAAATGCAGCACTATCGCCACGGGTGATGGAAATTGTATTGTCGTCTACGTCATACATAGTTGCCTACGCTTTCCGAATCCAAATAAAAAACGCCCGATACCGTGGAACAATGCTAACGGCTTCTCCCCCGCCGATTGTATTGGTTTTAAAACTATGGGCATGGCTCCCTGTCGAATTTGTTTGGAAATTATGAGAGTGTCCGTTTGACGTCCCAATTGAAATCGAATGGCCATGTTCTCCGCCGTTATCCGTTGTAAAATTATGTGCATGGTTGCCGTCAAAATGACAAATGTATTCCGTTCGGTTGTCATCCGCATTCCCTTCTGAACGTAAGCCACTTTGTCGTACTGAAAATCTGCCGGTCGTCGTTCGAGTGCCGATGCAGCTTTCCATTCCTTTGCCATAAAACGTATTCGAGCGGCACCGAAAATCGCCCGATAAGTCGGTGGTGGCGGTTGACCCGCTGTGTGTATGTTCGCCGCCCGATGTGGTGCTGGCTGTATGAGAATGCGCGCCGTTAACAGCAGTCGTGCCGCTGTGGTTATGCCCCCCGGCCTCCTGTGTAGTCCCTGAAAATGCATGAGCTGGCAAATTTTTCACGCCTATAGTTACGTTGTCTGCACCGCCAGTGCTGCCAGTGGCAATTGAATGCCCGGATGAACGGATAAAAGTTCCTTCTTCCAGCAGTTCCCAGGTAGTGCCAGGGTAGCGATTTGCCGGGTTACTCCCATCGAGTGTGATAATTGTATCTCCAATATGAGGCATGAACATGTCGCGAATGGCGGCAATGAGACCATCGATGGTTTCAAAGTTTTTATTGAACACATCAACATCATATGTCTCATCTTGAAGTGGCATAATTAGATTGTAATTTTTGGTCATATTAGCCATTTATAACGGGTCCTCCCTTAGCGAATGGTGGCTGTATTTTTTCATGTCTCCATGCGTAAATTTAGCCTTTAAATCTCGGTGACGGTTATAATTTAGTGTAACCGTTAGCCCAATGTTCATGGGAACGACAGTTTCCAACATAGCCCTTGTCTGTTCCAACTGTTTTTTCACGCCCAAATTGACTTTGACTGTCAACGCGTAATTTTTATAGTCGCGATCGATAACGTAGCCGCCGGCACCGCAAATGGACGCCAACATCTCTTCCAGCTTGCGGTCCGTGAAAGGTCTTGACCCGCGTAATAGCAACAATATACGAAAGCGGCGGTCCGCCCATTTTTCTGCTGCGTCGGGGATAACGCCAAAAATATTTTCCCACGGTGTCAGGCCCTGTTCCGTGGCTGTTGATATGAATTGATTGTATAGTACTTCTACCATACTATCCCACAGTGTAGACAGTTCGGAGTTTTCGGCCCGGCATACCGCAATGATGGCATTGCACTTGTTCGTAACCGATGGCAAGTACCTGGTGATGTCAATATTGCGTGATAGGCTTTCTCCCTCGATGACAATGAAAAACGTCGGCGGAACAATGGTATCTGTATATCCGTTGACAGCCACTAATTCCAGATCGTACGTGTAATAGCCAGGGGAAATATTGGTATCCCCGACGTCCAGCGAAATGGTGCCATCGACAACTTCTTTTTGGATGACGTAGTCGCGGTTGTTGACGGATTCTTTTACCGTAAAGATGATTTTGCAATTATCCGGTGGCGTATATGCCTTACCGTTGCTCATATATACCTCAACGGGTAAGACACATGCTTCCTTTGCTTTTATTGTAATGATATTTTGAGATACTGTCGCCATCTACGACGCCTCCGTTACAGTGAGCGTGCCTAAAATAGGTACACTTTCGCTATCTAGCACTACCTTCTCAGCATTATCATTTGCTTTGATAGAGCTGACGTCTGCAATGCCGCTTGCTTTCAGCAGGGTAACGAGTAGCATAGATGTCCGCACCGTTAAATGTTCTTTTTCGGTTTCCTCGCACCACCCTTGCCGGAGCTCTTTAAAATACGTGGTCAGTACCGTTTGGGCATGCTGCTTGGCGGTGTCCAGTGATATGCCGCTTGCCAAGACAACCGACGCCGACACATTTATAACTGTGCTCCCTGCTTTCTTGACAGTAACAGTGTGCCCGATAGGAGCGATGCCATACCCCTGGCCGCTGGCGTCTGTCGGGTCAATTGTCTGCTGCAGCTCTGCGACGAAATCAGCATTAGGCGGGTCATAGTTGCTGTCAAGGACCACGCATTTTACTGTTCCACCACCATTCCAGCAGCGGTATACTTTGACGCCTCCCACGCCGTCCAGTGAGCAAACCTTTTCCCGGTAGTCGTCCCCGTTGCCACCATATGCCTGAGACTTTACAGCGGCAAAATACCGCTGCCGGAACGTTTCTGTGTCTTCTTCGTCCTCCCCAGGAACGATAACGTCCGTAATGGTTGCTGATGTAAGGCCGGATATGGTACTGACAGGGGTAATTGGCCCTTCGCATAAATTTCCGGCCGTGCCTGGCGTGTCGCACAACATTTTATAGGTATGGTCTTTATCGCTAATGAGGCTTGTTACTGTAAAATTAATTTTCCCTGAATTGAAACGTGTGCCAATATCAATAGGCTGGCTGAATTGGGCTTTTACCTCTGCATATGTAGCCTCTTTGGGTGAAACGTTGAATTCCGCTGCCCTTAAAATCAAATATGGCCGGCTCGCTGTGGTGGCGAACGTCTCGGTCATGATAGCGTCGGCCATAATATACGCTTCAGCGATTTCTATCGCCGCCGGCGCCAGGGCGTCATAAATGATGCTCCCTTCGCGCTTATCGTATTCATCGGGCACATTTTTTAACAGTCGCTTCAAAATGACGGGGAACGTCTGTGATTCAAACAATATTTTCCACCACCTTTTCAATGTCGTTAACATCGCCGTATATCGTGGACACATCAAAATGAACGGCGACGTCCCCGTGAGTGTGAGAAAATGAAAAGTTCCTCACCTCTGTAATACGGTCGTCTGCCAGCAGTGCATCTTCAATGCGACGCTTGATTTCTGCGTATACCCACGGTATGGGCTTGCCAAATAAATCTCGAAGCTCGATGCCGTAATCCCAGGAGTAAATAATGTATCGGTATCGTTCGGTATTGATGATCTTATAGATGGCCTGCTTCATGGCCTCTATGCCGTCGCAAAATCCACGGATTTGCCCGTCTGATTCATAGCGGACGCGATATGTGTACGACGGCTGCGTGGTCTCCTTTTGAATTTCCGTTCCGGCCGTTGAAAACGTTGGCCCGTCCGGCAATGTAGTTGCTGCCATAACACTCACCTCTTATCTGTCACTGCATCCGGTATCCGGGTTGTAATCGCGGTCTATCACTATATAGTGCTGGCCGCCCTCGCATCGACCCAGGATGACCTTATCGCCAACTTTCAGCTCATTATGCACGCGGTAATGCTTCCTGCCCTTATAGCCGTGATGGTGGCTTTCATATGCCGCGTCGCCGCTACCACCGGCCGCGTCTTCTGTAATGTGGTCCACATCCATCGTGGCCGTCCAGCACGTCGTATTTTTCGTAAGCGAAAGGTTCTCCGCGGGTATCGGCAATTTGTTTTCCAGCTCGATAATGAGCGGATTGACAGACGTCACAGTGCCCCTTAAAAAATTGGCCGTGCCGCCGGCTTGAACGGCTTCCATGGCCGCCTCCTTGATGAGCCGTAACAATTTGACGCCATCGTTTGGCATACTATCACCTACCCTAAATTCGTATGGATGACTGTAACAGGTGCGTCCCCATTGGTCCAGGCATAATTTACATTGCCGTAGTGGTGCAACGTGTCACCTCTGTCAGATGAATTGCCCCAACAGCCGCCGGCCCCGTCAGCTACGACGGTATGCTCGTTGTTGGCATATAAAAGCAAATCGCCCTTTGCGGCATTATATCCGGTATAGGCTTCTACGGTGCATCCGCTACCGGATTGTTCCGCCCATGCTACCAGGTCATCGCCGTTATTCATGTCGCTATTGTATAAATCCACAAATCGTTGGTCTGCCCCGGCCAGCACGGCCATGGACGCCCGGACGCATCCGCTGTATCCAAAATAACTGCCAGATAAACTATTTGCGCTTGCGTCCACCAGGGAGCCGCCACCGCTGTTGTTGAATGTGCCGGCATATGTAGGCGATTCAATGCCCAGTTCCCCACTATTGATTTCATCCATAATGGCCGTCGCACTTTCGGCCCGGCCTCCAGATGCATAGCTGTCTTCGCCACTGATTTCGATGTTATTGTTGAACCAGTCCGCCGCTGCTTCTGGTGATGTATCGGGAATCTGGCCACGAAGGTCGCCGTTTTCTACCATCGTTACATAGTAGATCTGGTTCTGGTTATTTTCGTATTCCATGCCATTTTTATCGCACCATGCCGTATACCCGGACCAGCGGTTATTATCCAACTGAAACAGCCCGGTATGGTCGCCATTCGACGCGCTCGGAGAATAATCTGTATCTTCATGCCGGATATTGGCCAGGATGCCAGCAGACTGATTGTCTGTGAACCCTAACGAACGCAAGTAGCTATATGCCCCCTGTTCATCAGAGCTGTACTGGCCAGAACCACTATACGCATTTCCGCTACGGGATTTGGCCGCCGCTTCCGCTGCTTGGATTTTCTTGAGTACCGCCGCGTCATTATCATAGGTGACGGCATAGTTTCCAGCCCGTTCGGCATATATCATGTCCAAATCCATGAGGTGGCAGTTTTCCGTGAAATGGTGTGTCACGGCCGATACCATCAAGTAGTTATTGACGGCAATGTCGCCGAAATTGAACTGGCAGAACAGCCGGGTACCACCACGGACGCGGACGTCGCCGATGACGCCTTTCAGTTTGATTTCCCGCGTTTTGGCGTCATGGAGTGATAAGTAGTGTTTGGCCTGCTCGATGGGTGTAGCGTTCTTGTCGTCTGGCCGGATGACGTACTGAAGCCGGCCCCACTGTCTCATGTTTTCATCATCCCGGACTTCTCCGGTTCGTACCCATGTCTTGCGGTTTGCCTCCGGCACGTCACGGACGATTTTGACCATGTTGCAAGTATCCTTGTCGATGCTGGTTGTATAGGTGTAATTGGACGTCACATCTGCATCAATCAGACAGTCCAGCGTCATTTCGGACCCCATAACGTTCTGGAGCTTGATTTTTCCACCGTCGTCATACAGCTCGTAAATGGGATGTCCCGGGCCGTAGATAGTCGTAAAGGCCAGGGCGTATGAGATAATGTCAGCCAGGGTCTTATTATCATCGATATGGGAACAGCGTACCTGCGTATGTGCCATTCCGTCGCCGTCAGCCACGGTTAAGTTGTAATCGTCGCAAATCATCTTGATCAGCTCGCTGGCTGTCTTGGAGTTATAGACGTAGCAGTCTTTGTTCTTGAGATACCGCAATTGGTCATACGCTGTGACGGAAATAATGGTTTCCCGGTCCCTGCTCTTCTCGAACACGAATCCATAGAAAACAATGGTGCTGTTGACTTTGAACTGCACCCGGTCGCCTTCCTGGAAGTTCAGCGTGTCATCTTTGGGGACTTTGAACTTGAGTGTAGCCGGCACCATATCCCGGCCGCGCGTTAGTTCTACGCCATCCACTGGCGAAACGAGATACACTGTATCCGTGTTCTTTTGTTCCGGCTTCTGCTGGCTCGTTACGCTGACCGTGACCCCGTCTTGTGTGGTGGTCGTGCTTGTCTGCGATTTGGCCGTATCACTATATGTCTTTTGCGGGATGATGAGCAGTTCATAGGCAATTGTCGGATGCGTCTGCTGGGACGCCGTTACCCCGGTTCCCTGCTGGGATGTGCCGGTTGAACCACCTAAATTAACGAAATTGCTCAATACAATACACCCCCTGGGATGCCGCCCTTCTTGAATTTCGCGTCATACATCTGCACTTGCTGGTGTGCTGCCAGGACGGCCGGTACGGCAATCTTGTTGAGCTTCTTGACAATCGGCAAATTTGAGTATGCCAGCTTCATGCCGAAATTCTTGAGGCAGATGGTTTGAAGCGTGTCGCCCTCTTTGGCGGCCACGATGCCAGGGCAACCGGCGTGGCCAATGGTACTGCGCGTACTTTCGGTTTTGGCCACGGTGTTGCCGTTGCCGTCCTTATCGATCGTGATTTTCTTCGCGCCCCACTCCCGGTACTGTTTCAGCTCGATATTGGCGTAGAAGTCGTAGCCCTCCCGGGCGTCTTCGTCCAGGCTGTAGTCCTCCAGTGTACATTGGATATTATCCATATTAAGCAGCTGGCCACCGTCTGTCATTCGTACCATGATGAAGCGGAACGGGTCCTGGCTCTGTTTGAGCTGTTCCAGCTGGTCGATGTAGGATGCCGCCCGGTCGGACTGGTTCAGCATACTTTGGTTGAAGGGGTACGCCTGGTTAGGCAGTAAGATTTTGAATTGAATTTCCGTCAGTCCCGGGTCCTTGATGATGTTGATGTCTCCATCAATCAAGGAAATTTCTTTGTTCCGGTTGCGGATTTTGGTACGCATGGTTTCCGGCGGAATCGGGATCTGCATCGTACCTAAATACATGTAATACATTTAGATCCGAACCCCCTCCCGGTCCATTTCCATGGCCCTTCTCAATGTGTTGACGATGTCCGACGTCATCCCGTCGATGTCCGTACCATTATTGATTGTATTGTCATTATTGACATGGACGTTGAACGTCTGCTGCTGCCACGATACCATGACGTCCCGTTCGGCCATTTCCCGCAGCTGTTTGATTTCATCGTCGGTCATGCTGATTGAGTCGGCAATCATCTTCGTGTTATCGGCTGTCTTGCCGGTATTGTCCTTGATGGCCAGGCCCGTGCTTTCGTCGCCGCCACCTGCCCCTCCAACGCCCGGAATGTCTGCGCCGCCGGCGCCACCAGCCATAGGTGGTGCATCTGGCAATTGAGGGATATCAGGCATGAATAAATCTTTCAATGATTTATGGTTGTAAATCCATTCGTTTCCGTCTCTTTTTACTCCTTCGCCACTGACGTGGGATACCTCTGAGATTGTCGAAAAATGCGTGTGAAAAACGGAATTGCTTAAAGAAGCGGCCTTATTAATGGCGCCGATGAACACGTTGATGGCGTCGATGACGATATTGATAGCGCCTGTAATGACGTCAACGATGGTCCCCCATACGCTTGAAACTAAATCGGGCAAATTCCCAGTGGCCGATGCCAGCGCCACGATAACCGCGATGACCGCCGCGATGCCGGCCACAATCCAGGCAATCGGGCAAGCGGCAATAGCGGCGTTTAGTCCCCATTGAGCAATGGCAGCAACGCCGCTAGCTCCAGCGCCAGCCAACGTGTAAACAGTATAAGCTCGTGTCAAGAAATTCTTGACTGCCATAATAGCGTTCCCGATGCCGGTTACAACATTCAGCGCCAATGTAGATGCGGCCGCCCCTTTCGTGACTGCTGTGTACAGCGAAACGATGAATGTTACTGCTCGATAAATGCCATAGGCTGTACCCAGAATGGCAATGAATGGCGATAGAATTTCAATTGTTTGAATTACCGTGCTGCCAAACCACGCCAATGCCTGTACGCCAATGCTGACGCCGTTGGCCACAATGGTAAACGCAATAGCCAGGCCGTCCGCCCATTGGTTGATGGTATCGGCCTGCATATTAGCGAACTGTGCCTCAATGGCCGCCTTGACGCCGCTGATTTTACTGCCCAGGTTTGCCCAGGCACCGGCCAGGCGGTTCGTGGCCTGAATCTTCTGGCCTTCTGGTGTCTGGCCGAAAACCTTGTTCATCTCGCCAACATTGTTGGTGATGACTTTGGCCAGCGTGGCCGCCCGTTCTTCTTCTGTGCCGTATTTCATGGCCTGTTCTTCTGCGTCGCTGAAGGTGATGCCGACACGGCGTAAGGCCGCCGTCTGCCCCTGCATGACCTTGCCCATGAGGTTGCCCAGGCCAACCATGGATTCCGCCGACGTGTTATAGCCGTGCTGTTGTACTGCCAGGTTGTTCATGGCCGGGATGAGCGTTTTCAGGGCATTTTCTGACGACAAAAATGTAGCCAGCTGCTGTGCGCCGGCTCGCTGTGCCCCGCCGCCGACAACGCCCAGCTTCGTTTCCGCTCCAATGAGGCTGTTGATGGAAGCAATCATTTCTTGGTTTGCTCCCATCCGCTGCTTCATGATTGTTGTTAATTTCATCTGCTGCTGTTGGGCGCCCTGATAAACAGAGATGGCCTTATTGACCGTCCCTATGAGCGCCTGGCCAGCCGCGGCCACGCTGGTGATGCCAATGCCCAGGCCAACCAGGTTGCCGACTTTGTTCAGCGTGCCCATTACACCGTTGACGTGCTCGATACTGCTGCCAATGGCCTTGATGACCGGCGTCACGCCATCGGTGGCCACGAACCTTGTTTCTACCGTTTCTTCCGGCATCCTCTCACCTCTCTACGGGTTCAGCACTTTAGCTTCCGCGTTGATGCGCAATTTAATGGATGCAATGACCAGGGCTTTTTCAGCCCTGCCCATCGCGGCATAGGTTGAAGGCAGGATGTGAAGTTTTTGCAGTGCGTAATGCATGTATACAAAATCCCCGTCACCCTGCTCTATGCGTTTTTTGCGTCGTCAATCAATTCGTCAATTGGTTTTGACAGGCCATTGATTTCCAGTGCTTTCAGCGTCAGCGCATTGAATTCGCCGGCTGTCAGCATGGTTTCCAGCAGCTGGCGCTTGCCGTATGCATGATAGCTGTCCTGCAAATCGGCGTTGGCCAAATTCGGCTCTACGACCGACGCCACCGTCAGTTCAACCGTATACGACAGGTTGTCAAAATTCTTGCCGTGTGTGCACCTCTGCTTGATATTATTATCTACGGTGCATGATACCGGGGCCAGCACCCAGGGCACCGGCTTACCATGCTTATCTTTGAAGCGGTCCGAAACGACGAACGACTCTTTTTCTACTTTCTTTGCATTTTCTGCCAAAAATACACTAACATCCATGGCTTGTGTTTCCCCTTTCTCTTACTGCTGCATGCCGTCCAGCAAACTGTATTCCTGCGGCATTTCAAAAGAACCGACAGAAAACGAAATATCATCCGTCAGCTCATCGCCACCGGCTTCCATTTTGACTAATGTAGCCTGGCTGATCAGACAGTCTTTCAAGATGATAGTCTGCTTGCCGACGCTGGCCGTCGGGTCCTCATTATTGCATGTAATATCAAAATACGTCGCTTCCCCTGTGTCCTGGTACTTCTTCAGTACCTTGCGGAACAAAGACGTGTTGGCGTAAATCGTCGCTTTCCCTTCATAGGACTGCGTGCCCGGTTTGTTGCCGGAAACTGTCGTGCCCATAATCGGCACTTTTTTGTTATCGACTTTGGCCGTGGCTTCGATATTTTTAAGCTGCATCAACAGATACCGGATGCCGTCGATTTTGACATACGCGCTGCCCAGGGCGGCATATACGGCGTCTTTGGCGTTCATTAATTTGGTGGCGTCTGCCATTCAGTATCCTTCCTTTCCCTACGCTACGTAGACGTACATATACAGTTTTTCCATAGCCGCTACCGGATTGACGTTGAAATTGACCAAGACGTCTTCTTTGCCTTCGCCTTTTGCTACGGTAATATCGCTGGTCTTGAAATCCGTGATAGCGTGTAAGGACAACAGCTTCTTTGCATAATCGCAAAGGTCATTCCACAGAGCTGTCCGGTCTTCCGGATCGTTCTGGCTCTTATCCATATAATTTTTCGCAAACATGGCGGCCACGTCGTTGCCAATCTGGTCCAGTACACGCATGTCCTGGTTTAATGCAAAATCTTTAGTCTTGTGCTTGGTAAACGACACGAAAGAATTGATGTCTTTCAAGACGCGGTATTCGCCGTCTGCCACTTGGTGGAAAGCAAAATGGCCCTGCTCGATGTGCTTCTTCAGCGCGCTTTGCTTCGTATCGACTTTCATGGAGAATTCGCCATCGTATGCTTTATTGCCGACTGTTTCGTTGATTTGACAGGAAGCTTCTGCCCCGGCCACCCAGTACACCAAGGCCGATTCTCCGAAATCACTATCAACCGCCGGTGTGTTGACGTTGATGATTCCTTCGTAATCGCCTTCGTAGTTGTAGATGACACATTGGAATTTGCTGCCTTCGTCATCGCGCATGCGCTTTGTATACGACGCATAGAGCTTCTTGACGGTTTCATCTACCGATGTGCATGCCAGGGTGTTGATAGGATACGATTCCAACAAATCCAAAAACTGGCTGTGGTCGATCCCGCTTGCCGCGGTGCCGTTCGTGCCGCCTTCCATATTAGTTCCGGCCGTTTCAGTCAGTGATGCAGCGTCATTCCAAACGATAAAATCGTTATCTGCCAGCGATGCAACGTCCGTAACAGTCTGCGTGTCCATAAGTTCATTGTTGTAGTACGTGGCCACGTCAAACGCCTGCGTATTATCTACGTTCTTAGAAATGACCACCGTAATGTTATTACCGCAAATGCCGCTGTATCGGGCCGTACCATATGCGCATGTTGCCTTGTTGCCGCTGCCGTTCAGCCGATAGAAATACCCTGTCTTGAGATTCGTAAATAAATCACGGAGTCCCTTTAATTTTTTAGATGTGTAATCATAACCAAAGTACCGTTCCGGGTGTTCCTGAAAATCTTCCTGTTCTACCGTGAAAATCTGCTTTTCCGGTCCCCAGTCCAGTTCCAGGCCCATGGCACCATAGCCGCGGTCACTCAATTCAGATGCCGCCTTGACGACGCTGGCAAAATTGATATAAGCCCCCGGCAATACTTTATTCTGTGTCAGAAAAATGCCTCCACCGTAACCCATGTGTTAGTGCACCTCCTTATTCAAGAAATCGCGAATGATTTGTCTGGCCTCGTCGGCTGTATATTTTTTGTCATCGTCTAACAGCGCGTTGAGAATATCGGCATACTTGCCGAAACGGCCGCTATTGATGAGCTGTGATTTATAGAATCTGGCATTACTGTCCATTTCCATATGTGGTTTCCTCCAACGTTAAGTGTTTCATCAATGGCCCCGGCGCTACCGGTTCTTTCAGCCGGACGACATACGTTACTAAGAGATGTAGGGCATCATCGACATATCGGTATGACATGTTCTGCCCGCGTATCTTGCCGTCGTCCGTATCAATTAAACGCAGTATGGACATGAGGTCATCCCCCATGGCATACGCGCTTTCTTTTGACGGGTCGAAATAGACGACGTCAAAACTGAATGTACCGCGGTATAAGTGAGTCAGCAGCTGGTTCATGGTAACATTGACCAGGTTGATCAGAATGTCACCGTCATTTAGTCCTTGCTTGACTTCGTCTTCGTAGACGCCGCCATTGTGAAGATTATTCACAATGGCCGTGGCAATCCCTTCGATAATGTCTTGTGTCGTCATTACTTGAACCCCATTTCGGCCAGCATAGCCATAACGTGCTTCTGCACGATATGGTTCATGTCGGCTTTGACTTCGTCGCATGAAATTTTCATCATGAATTGGCCTTCTACCCAGTGCCGTTCCCCGGTCTTGCGGTTCAGCCTGGTGCGGTGGCCGTACTCGACATACGGGGCATACTTGGTGTCATTGTATAATGTGACTACCCAGTTATCGCCCTCTTTTGTGATATCCGTTACTTTCCATTCGCGCCTCAATGTACCGGACCGTACCGGCGTACGTTCTTTTACCTTGCGCAAGGCCAGGGCAACGGCTTCAGATAGCGCCGCTTTCGTGTGTGCTTCCACGACTGCATTGCCCAGTGCCATCCGGTACTTCTTGAATCCGCTTGTGTCCATTTCAATTTTCATGGCTTATCATGAACCCTTTTCAATGTCACTTCTGCATGATGAGAGTAGACAGCGGGGACCGACGCGTTTTCAAACGTATCGGTCCGGCCGTCATCCCATACCACATCGATTACGGCGCCGGCGGGGATGGCTACGGCAGACCCGTCATAAAACATCTTGATGATAGTTACCTGCGTGTCCGCCGTATCTTTACTTGTCGCTTCTGGCAGTGACTGGTAGCCAACCCGGCACCGGACCCCTTTGGCCAGCTCGGTCAGCACCTGGCGCCGTATGCCCTTGGTCGTTGCCGTCTGGTATGTTCGGATTGTCGCGGTAGCGTCGTACAGGCTTTCAATGGCCTGTTTTACCAGCGCAATTTTCGGAAACATGAATAGTCACGCTCCTTCAGCAGTACCTTGGTCAATGCATCGATACGCTCTTCAGCTGTCGTTCCGCCGATGCTGACGGATACGCCGCCTTCGCTGATACTCTTGACCACATTCAGCGCATCGTCACCGATAATCGCCGCTTTCCGGGCCATCAGGAAGCGGCCGGCCACTATATCACGTAAGTCATATTGCAATCCGTCCGGCAACTTGTCCTGGTTGATGTCATTTAAGATATGCTGCTGTTCAGCTGATAAGACATACTCAATGAGCGTCTGATCATCCGCCGTCGTCGTATACCCTGTCAGTGCTTTGATATAGCCGGCACATGTAGCCGCTGTTATATCGCTCATGAGCCCGTCACCGCCTTACTATGCCGTTGCTTCCGTATGTGCATAAATGGCGTCCATACGATTTTCCGGAATCCAAATGTCATGGAATTTACGGTAATCGATATGCCAGGAGTTGGCTTTCTGATAGGTCACGGGGTCAAAGATACGGACTGTATCCGTCTTGGAAACGGCAATCGGGGCGAACTGTGGGAAAATCAGCCAATGAATGTCCTTGCCGCCGCCGGTGATTACCTTGGTGCTGTCGTCTTTGGTGACCGTCGTTTTCATACGTGCAGACGACACTTTGATAATGGGAATATCATTGTACGCCTGTACATTGGTGTGAAGCTGGCCGGCTGTGAACTCTACCGGATTCAGCTGTTTCGGGATTGCCTGGTCAAGCAGGGCGCATGTCAGCGTGCTCATGACGATGACAAGGCCGTTATGTGTGCCGGCCTCGTCTTCAACAGCGGTAATATCGGATTCCAATGCTTCCAGAATATTGTCTTTCGTGAGTGCCGCTGCTGTGACATGCTTCTTGGTATTCGCCTGGGTATAGATGGCGTTCCAGCGATACAGGTCAATTTCTGGAATGACCTTGGTACGCTGAAATTCGCCCATGACGTTGCCGGCCGTAACTAGGAAGTTCGATTCGTCAACGTCCATAGCGTCGATATCAAAGCCACGGCCGCGGTCCTGCGTCATCTTGAACGTTTCGTATGCCAGTGTTACGCCACCGGATGCATAGCCATTAGTACGGTCGTAGTCGGTCAGTCCGTCCATGTCGATTTTCGGGATCTTGACAGTATCGCCGCCATGATAAATGACCTGGCCGGCATTGGCTTCCAGGAAACTAGATGTAGCATCCTGCATAATCTGACGGTCAAGCTGAGTCTGGAATAAAGTTGCCATTTCAATGGTGTTCGCCATATGTTTGTCCTCCTGTAATCAATAATCTAAATTAGAAACGGCCATGCATAGCATTCCACAACGTTTCCGCGGCTGCTTCTTTTTCAGTTTTCTTCGCGTTCCCGTCGGCGGATTCGCCAGGATGGAACCCGGTAAATTTAAAGGACGGGGTCTTCTTTTCTTCCTCGAACGCCCACGGGTTATCTTTCTTAACTTTGGCCAGGGCATCGTCAAGACCCTTGATGGTGCCATCATCTGCCAACTCATATTTATCCATGCCCAGCATGGCTTTGACAGCGGCGGCATTTTTGGCGTGTGCTGCTGTCAAAGAGGCTTTCAAGGCGCTGTCTACCTTCATCTGATAAATCTGGCCTTCATAATCCGCTTTCTGCTTCGTATTGGCTGCCTGAAGTTCTTCAATCTTGGTCTGCAAGTCTTCATTGCCTTTGGCCTGGTCCTTGAGCGTCGATAACTGCTTATCGCGTTCCGCTACCTGGCCTTCAGCAGCCTTTTTGGCGGCTTCTGTTTCGTCGAACTTGGTTTTAGTCACATAGTTTGCCGCAAGATCATTTTTCAGGGTGGCCAGGTTTTCGTCTGTCAGCCCTAACCCCTTCAATTCATCATCTGTCATTTTTCTATTCCTCCTCATCCTCTTCGTCATCATCGGTGACGAATTGTTCTTTCCATTGGTTGTACGTCAGACTGCCATCTACCAGGACCGTCTTGCCTGTATCCGGGTCCCTGGCGGCCCTTTCTTCGCCGGCTGTCAGTACCGGGTCATCGATATACGGGACCGTCGTTGTCCGGCAATTCGGATGGAATGGCGGGGCCGTAAGTCCGACTTCGTAGTCAGACATATTGAATATTTGTCCGTCCAGGTCGGCACAAATATCGCATGTCCGGTCGTCCAGTGTAGCCAGTATCTGATATTTGGTAACGCCCAACGCCTGGTAGCTTTGCCGGCTCCCTTCCGATGCGAAATAGGCAGCTTCTGTATTGACCAGTCTGGCTGCTGCATATTCCGCGACGTTGAAGCGGTCTTTGACAGTCTTCGTCATCTCTTTCGAGTCGATACCGGACACGAACCCGCGGGTAAAAACCTGTGTCAGCGTGTGGATCAGCTGTTCTTTGTTGGTCCATGCCCGATACTTAAACGTTTTATTGTCGGGTGTCCACGGCTTCGACAAAATGCGTTCGATGCTCTTCTTGTCGATTTGCTGAAACGCTTCATACTTTCCCACTCCATTCTGAATCTCGTACGCTGTACGTAAATAATTCACCGTCAGAGCCTTTTGGCAGGAGTCATGCAGCGCATCGCTTTCTTTCCCGTACGCGTCGTTGATGTACATAGCTGTTTTCGCTCTAAGCGCCTCTAAGCGCGTTATCCTCGCTCGTGTGGATAAACTATCAAGCAGTTTAGAAAAACGGCTGTCGTCGTCACTGGTGGCCATCCTGATATATTCGGTGACGTCGGCTTGGAACTCTTTGCGCTCGTTATCCCGCAAATACTGCTGCGCGTCTGCCAGGGATAAGCCGTTATCGTCGGCGTACTGGCTGTAAAAGCGCTCTATCTCTTTGTCGATTTCCCGGCATGCATAATCAAAGGCGTCACGGATACGGTCAATAGATTTGCCGGCTTCCTCAAAGGTCCGGTCATCCAATGCCGTAAATCGGGCTTTCCAATACGCGTGGTTCTTATCTATTAGCTCCTGCTTCGTCGCCACTCGTGCCGCCTCCCATACCGCCATAGTTTGCCATCATGTCTTGCATCTGTTCGGCCCGTTCTGCCTTGACCTTTTCCAGCTCGGCTTTGCTGTCTTTGACCCAGGGATGATTTGCAATGATGGTTTCTTCCGAGATAATCCCCATGCTGGCCCGGCAGTTGTTGATAGTGTCCCCTTCGTTGACCATCGTATCGCGGTTGAAGATGAACTTCACGTCCGCCGTCGGCTTTCCTGCTGCCGCGTTGAACGCGTTCACAAACCACATGAGTTGCTGTAGTGATGCTTGAAATTCCATTTCCATGTCGTCGGCATCTAAATCGATGTCGGTATACATGGACCGGATATTCATCATGTTCGGGGCCCCGCTGGTCAGCCGTTCGTCTTTTGTATCGACGCCGCGGCCATTCTCAATGATGGCCCGACGCAGCAGGTTGATGATAGAGATGTAGTTATCACTGTTGACGCTGATAGTCAGCGTATCAATGCCGCCCTGGTCACGGACCTTTACGGCCCCAAATTGTGCCAGGTTATGCCGAAATTCGCCCAGGTCCTGGCCATCATAGTTGCGGATGACCAGAATGGTGTTCCGTGCGTCTTCCTGCATGGCATCGGCATAATTGCTATAAAGCGTATTCAAGGCATCCTGCAAGGATTTTACACGCTGTATCAGCGGCAATTCGTCTTCATTCGCCTTGAAAGGGATAAGGGGAATGCGGTTCCAGTTCATTATCTGAAGAGGCTTCCCGTTTTCAGCCGACTCCCCGGACCCGTCATTGATTACCAGGTACGGGAAAATCTCATCGCTTTCCGCTTTCAGGCCGCCGCTTTCCCAAATGAATTTCTGTACGCCTTCCAGGGTGTACCATTCGACGCGCCAAACGATTTTGCGTGTCTGTCCTTCATAGACTTCTTGCGGATACATACGGAGAAAGGCGTCAAGCTCCGTATGATCACGGTCTTTCCAAAATGGCAGCACTTCGTAGCCGTAGAATCGCTTGAATTTCAGTGCGCCATCATCCACATAAGGGAAGAGATACGAAATGCCACAGTTCAGGGCATCTTTGCCGACTTCCCGTAGTGTCCGACGGAACATTGGCCCTAATTCGTCGTTGATGAGTTCCTGCGCGGCGTCATTGTCCGTTTTCGTGTCTATCGGTTTGGCCAGCAAATAGTTTGTCTTCTGGTCTACCAGGAAGGCATAGCGATTGTCTTTCAACTTGTTGTTCGGCAGGTTGTGGACCGTCGTCAGCTGGCCGCCTTCCCCGATTACCTGGCGTTCTTTGAGGTCGATAAGCTGGTTGTATAAGTAATACTCGTGGCCTGTCATCTGCCAGCGCCGGCAATCGCTGTTTATCCAGTGCGTTATTTCATGTTCGAGAAATTGTTTCTCTGTCATGTTCTGGTAAGCACCGTATTTTAAAATGGTGTTGAAAATGTCGTTTAAAAACATGTGCCCTCCCATCAATCAAACGAGAACGTTTTCCCGTCCATGTCTTCTTTGAGTGCATAGCGAACGCTATCAATGGTGTGGTCGTTGGCTTTCGGGTATTGGCTGATAAAGTTGCCGTCTTTGTCCTGTGCGAACTCATAACCAATGAATTCCCGATAGGTGTTCGGTGCCCGCCGCTTATCAATATAGATGTGGGCCAGGTCCGACAACCACTTGATACCATAATCCCGGCTATCCGGTCCCTTGCGGACTGGCAGACACCGCAAGCCATAATCACACATTTCTGCGATGCTCTTTGGCTCAGCGCTATCTGCATAGACATAGTTATCGCCGATTTTATCTTTTACGGCGTCATACGCCTTTTTATTGGTCATGCCGGTACTGTATACCTCGTCGAACACGTACAGCGTGTGGTGTTTGCTGTCATAGTGCATTTTGGTATAGGCGAACGGGTCCACGGCAAAACCAAAGTCAATGCCGTGGCGGACGTTGTCAAAATCGCGGATCATATCGTCAGTCATGGCCATATCTTCCACGTTGCCGAATACGTCGCCGCCGGTGCCGGTGACTTCGCCCAGGTATTCGTGAGCGTACAGATCCGGGCGCTGTAATTTCAGTGCTTCCGCTTCCAAGAAGAATTGTTCGCCCAACCAGTCGCGTGGAACCTGCAAATAGGTGCTCGATGTAACCAGGCGGTCGTCACGGTCCGTCAGCTGTTCAACGTTGACCCAGTTGTCGCGGCTTTTTGGCGGGTTGAACGAGTAGAAACACCAGCATTTAGATCCGCCACGCAATAACGACTGATTGATATTGCGAATTTCGGCCATGCCGGCGAACTGGTCCAGTTCTTCGTACCACAGCACCCCGACATACCCAAACGGCATCTTTAGGGATTTCAGCTTGGCTTTATCATCGACACCAAAAAACAGAATCTTTTGCCCGGTCCGTTTCAGTGTGATTTCAAGAGGCGACTTCTTGAATGAAAATTCGTCAGTCAGCCCCAGGGCATCAATGGCCCATTCGATTTGCTGGTAAACGGAGTTCTTCAGCGTGTTGCCGACTTTACGCAAAACAACGGCGTGTAGTTCCGGGTCCTGTTTCAACAGCTGCGGGATCTTGATAGAGATGAATGATGACTTTGTGCTGCCGCGGCCGCCCTTTAGCCAATAATGCGTATGCAGATGGCGCTTAATATCGGCGCTCAGTGCGTCGAATGCCGGTATAATCAAGTTCGTGTCATCCACAGAAGGTGCCGCCGGCATCTGTTCGGCCTGCTCTTCATAGGCTCCGGCCAGGGTCGTGATTAGCTCAAAGGCCCTAGCGTCACCCTTTAGGCTCTTCACCACCTGCGCCAGCATCATGGCATCTTGTACGCTGATATTTTTGCCCTTTGCGTCGGCCAGGCTCTTGATTCTCTTATCAATCTTCCCGTCTTTCATCGGCATGGAAAGTATGCTTTGTGCCAGCTCTTTCCATGCTTTAATTTGCCGCCGCTTCCGGCCAGAAGCTCGGCCGCCTTTCCGTCGCATTTCTCTTTGTTCGGCCTCACTTCGTTTTGTAATTTCAATCAAGTTTTCATCATTCATCGTCTCCCATCATCCTTACAGCTAAATTCAGGCAACAAAAAAGCAGGCCGTTAGGTCTGCTTTAATTGATTTGTTCTTATTCTTCTTCGGCTTCATCTTCGGCCGCTTCGGCCATTGCTTCTTCTTCCCATTGCAGTCGCTCTTCAATCAGGTTTTTGGCATCTGCCCCGTCATTGTTTTGAATGGCTAGATCTAATTCCATTTTGTGCAATGCCAGCCCTTCGTCGCCGTCTAAACATACCACGTCGGGGGTGCTTTGCAAATCTTCCAGCTCTGCAATTTCTTTCTCAATCATGGACCGCCATTTCTTGAATCGGTCTTTGTCCATAAACGGCTTTTCTTTCATCATGACGTTGAGTTTAGCAAATGTTCTTGTCCATTCCCTAGATAGTTTTTTCATGGTTCAGCGCCTCCTAGCGTCCATACCTATAATCTTTCTTGCGGCTGACAAATTCTATGCCATATTGCGGGGCCACCCTTTTATAATAGCCCTGCAACAGCCCCGTTGCTCGCTGTCTGGCGACATGATGGTTGCCAGTCTTATTGTACACTCTCTCATACACTGCATTATAGCGCCTTTCGAGTCTTTTTTCATCCCGCGATAGCCGCTGGTCGAACCCCTTTTTATTGCTTTTTGCATTCGCCCGCAAAATATAGTTCATTTCGCCTTTGCCGCTGGCTGTCGCTCTGTGCTCTGACCATTGGGACCGGTTGAAATTATGCACGTCGGCAAAACTGAAGGTGCCGCCAAAATTGGCATCCCCTTTCGGGTGCCCATGAGTAACGGTCCATCCTTTCTTCGTCATCAAATCGGCTGGAAACGCAACACTCTGTTTATTTCCCTGGTAAGCGGCCTGCAATTTGCCGTTTTCATCATATGCAAGCAGGACTTCTCTTGTTCGCTTGCGGATGATGGATTCGCCTTTTTCAAGACTAAGGCCTCGCCATTTCCCTTTGGAAATATCAATCGGATGTACGCTTCTCTGATCGCCCCGTCGATGTCTTCCAGACGATTGTGGCCCATTGCCACTTCCTGCTCCTCTACCGCCCATTCAGCTTCCCTCTTTTCATGTTCTCCGTCACGGCATTGTCAAAGTAAATGGCCTGGCACGGAAACGGATACCCAATGTCCCCGCCATATACCAGGACCGTGGAAGGTGCCAGCCGCTTCAAGGCTTCATCCATGCCGGCTTTCCAGATTCCCGTAGCAGCTTCGTCACGCTTGACGCCAATCGTCGATACGCTGACCACGCCGCCCGGCTCGATTCCATCAAAACAGAATTGGAATGTCCCGTCTTCTGCCCACGACAGTGTAGGAATGACATTCACGCCCATATCTTGCAAAATCTGGCCAATCAGCCGGGAACGGTACGTGTTCCATATCTTCATGGCCATCGGCATGTCCAGGTATAACGAAAAGTCTGGCGTCAGTACAAAGTCAAAGGCAGCCAGCCTTTCGCAATACTGCCCAGGGTCATTCCAGACGCGCTCGAATTGGTAATCGTCCACATAGAAATGGATTCCCAGGCCCGGCCGCGGATCCGTCGTCAACATGTAATTAAAACCGACAAGTTCGGCCGGCACTTCTGTACATTTACGGAGAAGCGGCATTTGGTAGAAGCCGGCTGTCCTGCCCGGGTCATAGTCGTCCAGGTTGTATGCGTCCATGGTCCGTTGGCGTTCGTTTCCCTTTTCCGGCTGCTCTTCGTCATCGTCTCCCAATGGGTCCAGCCCGTCCAGGTCGAACCCGAAATCTTCCATAGAAAAGTCCAGGCCGTCCAGCTGACGTAATTCTTCGCCCAGTAAATCGTCATCCCAGGTTGCTTTTTCGCTGACTTTATTATCGGCCAGGCGAAACGCCTGTATCTGCTCTGGTATTAGATCGTCTGCGATGACGCAAGGTACCGCCGTCAAGCCTAGGAGTTTGGCTGCTTTTAGTCTCGTATGGCCACAAGTGACAACGTTGTCCTTGTCGATGACAAGAGGCACCTTGAACCCGAACTGGCGTATAGAATTCGCCACGTATTTCACGGCTTCGTCATTATGCCGCGGGTTCTTTTCATATGGGATAATGTCGTCAATCGGTTTTTCTACGACGTCCATCGTTCCTCCATATCTCCAACAAAAAAGCATCCGCCAACTGGTGGATGCTCTTCTGTATGTGTCTGTACTATCTAAGGAGTGTCTCAACATGGTAAGCTTGTCGGCATTGCCTGTTTGCCGTTTCATCTACGCTACTATTATAGCACATTAGTCGTCTCCATGCTTGTGCCATTCGCTGCCATCTACTGCCATTTAGTGACAACTTTTGGCGTTTAGGAAGTTTTTATGCAGCTCCTCGAAACTTCCCAGGGCTTCACGGTGTATCCGGTAGATGGTCCGTAGCGACATACGCGCATGATCTGCAATAGCCCGCCAATCCTGATCGTTGATGTAGCGCCCCATGAGCACCGCTTTTTCCGTATCGTCCGGTAAGGCCAAAATCTTTTCTCTGGCCTCTGCCTGCTCATTCTGTAATTCAAGCAAGAGCTTCGCTGCATTCAGCTCCTTTTCTTCCAGCCGGATATACAAGTCGCTTAAATCACTGCCACCCGGCCGGCCGCTGCCTCCACCAGGGGCATTAGCCGAACGGATAGCATAATTGTCTAAGCGGGCTTCTCGCACCGCCTGCTGTGCTTCTTTCGCCAAAAATCGCCGGGTCCTTACGTGTTCCAAATACGTAAGTGCTGTCATTGCGTCTCCTTCTTACAACAATACCATGATAAAACTTTTATTCTGTGCCACTTTATAGCCCCAACTTTCGATGACTTCACAAACCGCCTGGTTCACGCTGTCATCGTTAGTCTTTTCGATTCTTGCGTAATGGTAATGCCGTTTCATGGCATTGCTGATTCTCTGCTTAATGGCTTCATGCATCGAGTTATGCATCCTTTTTCACCTCTTTATGTGTAATTTGTCGTGAATAAAATAAAAAATCCGTAGCGGCGAAACTAAAACGTTTTATCTGCCACCTTTGTAACGGTATCCACAGACCGCTTTCCGTTTAGCATGACGGCACCGGCATCTCACCGGGTGCCCCACGCTGGACCGCTGCCATGCTTTCGTCATGATATAGTGCTTCTTACTTCTAAATTTATTCATGAATCCTCCTACCAATAATAAATAGCAGCAGCCACCGCGGCCCAGAATAATAGCAGTCCCACCAAAACGGCCTGGCGCATCCTGGTGGCCTCTTTTGAGCGATCAAGTATGGTTCACATCTCCCAACGTCAGCTGGCTGACCGTGATTTCCATGCGCGGGTTGTCGCTATAGTGCTTTTCGGCCCGGATGGATACGACATAGCTGTCATCCTTGAAAAGGGCCTTATTGAGGCCATCCATGGCGATTTTTATGTAATTATCCGTGTCCGGCCGCGACGTTGGGCGGATGGTGCCCAGGATAGCCCGATCCCGTTTGCTCTTCGGCCAGCTTTTCGGGATGCCTCGGTAAACCATGACCGTCACATGCAGCGGAACGCCCGGCGGGATCTGCCTGATTTTTCGTGTAGCCATCTGCGCCCAGATTTCATCGAAAATCTGCTGCTTGTACTTTCGGGATTTTCCCGGATCATACGTGGATACATAGCCGGCATGGCGGCTGAAGCGCGGCCGCCCCTGTGCCACTGGCTCACCAGGGATAACAATATGAATCGGTGCCATAGCCGCGGCCCGCTCTTCCCTGGCGATGTTCATCATGGCATCGTGCGGTGTCGGGTCGCTGTAATGTTCCTTGTTGTACTTGTTCATCTTCTCGCCTCTTTTCTTGCTTTCTGCTCTTCCTGTTCGTCAATGTCGTCTATAAGTTTATTCACCAGGTGGGCCGAATGTTCCGTCCGTAGCAGCTCATAAGCCAGCATTGTCACGGCATCGTAGGCACTGTCGGCTTCTTCCGCTTCGTCTACGTCTTCACATCCCAGATACCGGCGGTAATACTCCGCTGCCCTGTATCTGATATGTTTCTTCAGTATGTCCTTTTCTTCGTCTGTCATATTTTCACTTCCTTTCATCCTACCAACCGCTGGTTCGGTCCGGACACGGCCAGGCCATACGGTTTGACCATGTCATAGATTCGGCTTCCCAGGGCCCCATCAATGGCCGCTATGTCCTTGACCGTGTATTCGCTGCTGAACAGCGTCGTCTTGTGACTGAGATAGCGGGCATTGATGAGGTCAAAGAAGACGCGCAATTCATCCTGATCGATGACGATACGTTCGCCGGCTTGCTTTCCGGAAAATTTGAACATGTCATCGATGTACAGATTCTGGTACCGTACCCATTTTTGCATTTCTGCTTCATAGTCATCTTTGAAGCTTTTAGACGCTTTGACCAGCCCTGGCATGATGCTTCGATAGGAGAAATAGTGGTGTGGCTCGCGGTACCGCTGGGTAAGTTCCTGGCAGACGGCGATGCAGATGTGAGTTTTACCCATGCCACTGCTGCCAAAGACGCCGAATCCCGGGCCGCCGAATGTATGCTCTGCCAGGTACTTTTCCGCCATGGCCAGCATTTTGGCGCTGTCCGGTGTTTTCCCCGGGTCAAACGTAATCAAATTAAAGCGGGCATAATCGCGCGGGCTGATACCGCTGTGCTGAAGCCGGCGGACCACCTGGCGCCGCTCATAGCAATAGGGGCACGCCCTTACGCTTTCGTAGCCGTCGTCCGTTACTTCATAGGTCCATCCCGTATTCCCACAGTGTGGGCATTGGATTCCGTCCGGCGGTGTAGCGAATTCCGGTACGACCCTTTCCCGGGTATCGGCCATAGTCCTGGCCCGGTCAATCTTTGCTTTTATCCGTTCGCGCTGCTCTTCTGTCAGCGCTTGTGAAATGATTGCCATGTTACGTCCCTCCTAAAACGGGATTTTCTTGTACTGTTCTGCCAGCGGGTCCTTCTCTTTCGCTTTCGTGCCCTCTTCATCGTATCCGTCAGCTTGCCAGCGGTTCAAAATCCCACGTATGTACGCCAGGCTTCGTTTGTTTCTGGCTACGGCTCTATCGATGGCCTTTATGACAGTATCGCTGCCATAATCGTCAACCATACCTTTGAGCTTTTCCAGGTCCATTTCACCCGGCATAGGGTAAATATTTTTTCGGTACGCATTGACGGCGTCTTTCAAGCCGTCGCCGCCCCTACTACTACTTTCCTTTACTTTACTTTCCTTTACTTTACTTTGTTGATTATCGTCGTCATTAATCGAGTTTTTGTATACATTAACTACGTTTTTGTAGTCAGAAACGTTTATAAGCAGAAATCTTGCGTCGTAACGGACCGACGTTCTGCGGGCTGTCGCTTCAAAAAAGCGCTTTTGAATCCCGTCGGACGTAAGTACGCCGTATTTTTCGTACATATTGGCGTTAAAGAAGCCTACCTGCGTCGCCTTATCGACAACCGCGGTAACTGCGCCCTCGCTGACCCCAAGCTCGTCGGCAATCAGAAAAGGCATATCACTGTCCCACCGTAGGAAATACCCCTCATCACGATAGGTATTAGCCAGCAGGCTGATTAGCACCGGGATAGACTGTATTCCGCACGCTCTCATTATTCGTCTTACTTTCACGTTCTGCAAAAACCCGACATCCAGGGGGAAATAATCAAGCCCCTGTTTCGTCGGTCTGGCCATCGCATCACCTCCCTTGCAGGATGGGGAAACGGAACCGCGTCCGCTTCCCACATTCCATTACAGGTCAAGCGACGCGTCCAGCACGGCGTCATCGGCTTTTTCCTGATCAGAACGAGTGTCACGCACTTCTCCCGTAGCCGGGTCCACATTATCCGGGACCTGTTCGGCCTGAAGTTCAATGACATGCTGCTCATCATCAATCTGACCCGTCGCCAGATCCGACGCAATTTTTAATGTAGCCGGGTCTGCGGTCTGATAATTGATGGAGAGCAGCCCCCATTTGCCCAGGAGCTCACGAAGCACCGTTTTGCTGGCCATGGCTTCCCAATTATCACGCCACCCTTTACTCTGATAATTGCCTTTTCGGAATTTCTGCTCGTGGCAATTAATCTGCTGCGTGGTCCGATAGATGCACTTGCGCATGCCGTTCGTCAATTCAAAGTATGCGCAATAGCCGGCAATCGGCATTTTCTGACGTTCTTCTTCATCGTCCATCCATCTAAATTCGGCATCTTCTGTCAGCCGGTCATAGCTGAGTAATTCCCCATCCCGGACGTCTACGACGTTGATTTTCTTATAGACCCCGGTGCGAACGGCCAGCTGATACAGGCCTTTATAGCCGATAATGAACGTGGCTTCCATCTTCCCTTTGTTCCGGAACGGGACAATATACGCCTGCCCTAATGCCGGGTCAATCGGAAGATCATACGCCGCGGCACGAAGGGCGGCTTTGATGATACTGATAGGATTGTCGTGGAATGTTTCCATCATGGCCGGTTCGTTGTTAATCATCGTGACCAGCGAAGCGATGAATTGAGGGGCCCGGCGGCCCAACAATTCGTTGAACCGCTTTTGATACCCTTCCTTGCTGATTAACGCGTTAAATAGCGCGGTGACGTTTTCGTGTGCTTTTTCGACCGGCTGCCCGGCATTGCGTTTGGCCAACACGGTACCTTTTACTGTTGCCATTTACTTTTCCTCCTTCTTGGGTGCGACCCTTAAAAATCGTGTAGGTTTCCCTTCTTTTTTGCAGGCTTCCCAAATATCGGGGTAGTCCGCTTTCAATTTCTTGGAGTCTACGGTAGTACGCCCATTTTGGCGTTTCCAGGTGATTTTGCGGCCCCCGGCCGTCGCGACTTCGTGGTCCCCCATCAAGGCTTTTAATTCGTTTTCGGCCCATTGGATAGACGCGTCCAGCTCCTTCCTTTTGGCTTTATAGCCGTCTAAGAGTTGCACAAATCCGTCAGCCTGCTCGGGCAATTCGATCGCATCTTTCAGGCCGCCGGGGTATTTATCTTCCAGGGCTTCTTTCGTCGCCCGGCTGTCATCAATCGGCGGGATGGCACCGCCTACGACGTATTTTTCCCAGAATACCTTTTCCGCTTCAAAGAGCGCGCGGATCTGTTCATCGTTGCGCGGGATGAACTTTTTTCTAAAGTCCTGGCCGCCGATGAGTACCGCAATCCACCAGCCCTTTAACCCCGTGGCCATCATATAATGCTGGCATTGGAGATAATAGCTGTTTGGGACGTTGTCTTCGTCCCAGTCATGAGCGGAAAAGGCGTTCGTCGTCTTGATTTCAAGCCCAATATCTTCAGCCAGGCCGTTCTTCCGCCCAGGGATGAGACGGTCGATATTTGCCAGCATCCACGGGTATTTTTTGTTGCGCATCATACCGCGGCGTTCGACTTTCAGCCCCGTTTCATCGCTGAACCAGTCCGCGACAATCGGTTCCAGCCGGATGCCGGCTTGCACAGACGGTTTCTGGCTAATGTCTTCTGATTCTACCTGCCCCGTCTTTTCCATCCAGAGAGCGAACGGGCTGGTCCACGGATTGTATCCCATGATGGCGCCGGCGTCGCTGCCCCCGATTCCTTTCTTTCTCATGTCCAACCAGGCGTCATGATTCTGCATCTGCTTGACGGTCATAATAAGTTCAGCATCCATAATTTTTACCCCCTTCCCATTCTTCACCCATTACCAGCACACGAAATGCATGCCCAAAATCACGCAACACCTTTTCATACGGCTGCCCGTTCAGCACGGCTATCCGCTTCAGAAGTGAGCACATCATGATCATGGCTTCAGCGCCAGTGCAGCACATGTTTGTGCTGGCACTATACCCAGTGGCGTCGCCGGACGTGTCTTCTGCGTGCTGTTCGCACCATGCGATGATGCAGCGGCGGCCTCCCACCATGCACGCCTGCTTTAATGCGTCGCTCAATGCATGCAGTGTTTCTTCAGAGATACCCGTGTTTTCTTGATTTACGTTTGATTTCGTGTTATCCATTGCTTTTTCTTGCTTTCTGTGCCATAATGTAGGCACAAACCAATATTTTATAGGGGACTGACGTTCACGGCGGGCGTCAGCCCTTTTTCTGTGCCGCCACACATTTTATTAGGTCCTGGCCTTCATATTTCGCCAGGAATTCGTTGAACCGGAACTTACGTACCCGGCGATACCGTCCCACCCGGATAGATGGCAGCAGGCCGGCATCTAAGAGCTGGTAAATGAATCCGTTCGTCGTTCTCATCTTCTTTGCAATTTCCGGCACGCTGAACAGCTCGTCGGTATTGTCCATGACAATTTTGACGGTTTCGGCCATGGCGTTCACCTCCTACCGGATGACGATTTTCTGCCCCGGCGTCAGTGTGCAATCATCGTCCAAATCATTGTTGATTTGGAGCTGGTACACGATTTCGCGGACGTCGATGCCCTGCTCATCGGCTACCGGGCGGGCGATATCCCATACCGTTTCGTCGGGTTCGACGATGTGTATCCGGGCCGTTTCCGCTGCCAATGCCACGGCCGGTGCAGCCGCTGACGCGGCATACCGGCCCACGCAGAACCCGACGCTTAACGCCATCGTAATGGCCAGGCCCATCCGGATGGCGTGGCCAACCCGTTTGGGCGTTTCCCGTTGTCTGTGATGCATGCGTACTTCTGTGACTTTCATGTCTTACACCGCCTTAGTCGTCATCTTCTTCAGCGCGGATGATCATATCAAGGCGCTGAACCAGTTCCAGATAGAACATATACTTTGCGCGGATACCCTTCCGGGCCCCGATTTCGTTGGCGATTTGCTGAGCACTATTTACCAGACAATTCAGCATTTTGGCCGTGTCTCCAGAAACGGCGTTTACGGCACATTCCGAAATATCCAGCCCGTCCCGAACTTGAAACGTGCCCAGAATCATAAACGCGTCGGGCTTTATGTCCTTCATTTTCCGTGTAAAATCATAAATCGCATTTACGGAGATTTCCTGTGCTTTTTCTTTAGTGATCATGTTGATTACTCCTTTCAAAGTAAAACTGAACGTTAAGGTCTTTTTCTTCTACAAGCCCATAGGCAACGGCTAAACGGTAGATGAAAACTTTCCTCAGCCTGCCTTGTACCTTTTTCAGCTCGTCACGAAATTGGTCAATGGTCATCGTGCTTTTATAGAAATTGCAAGGCCGACAAGCAGGGTTGTAATTTTCCAGATTATCTTTTCCGCCGATGTAGCGTGCTTGGATGTGATCGACTTGCATGTCCTTGTATGCAATGGCTTTGCCGCAATAAGCACAATGGCCATTGTATTTCTTATATACGCGCTGACGTATGGCTTTGGGAATCGGCTTATGGCGACGTTCCTTTTTCATAGCTTTCTGTTTCTGCTGTCTCGCTTGCGCTTCTTCCCATTTCTTGGCAAGCTCTTCATCGGTCATATGGCCATCTCCTTTCTTTATAAAATCCAATCTCCAGCCTGCTTTAAGATGTCGTGTATCATGGCCGGCACATTGTCACAGGCGACATTCACATACCGTACCGATCCAGACAACAAATCTATTACCTCGATCAGCTCATTTCCCAGCAAAACAAATTTGAAGTGTTTATCATCTAATGCCAGCATCTTTTCAAAGTAGCATAATGCTTGCACTTTCTTTCGGATCTCTTTCATAATCAAGTCATCCATCTATGTCAGCTCCTTTCTGCTCCCATCTGGTATAATGGCCATGGAGGGAGGTGATAACTATGAAATCAATTTATGCTTGCTTATGTGGTACTTGGGTCAACTTGAGTGCTTCAAACGCTACTATTGACGATGGAAAGCCGGTAAATACTTGGTGGGAGAATGAAGGCGATAAGTTTTTCGACTACGATTATCTCAACATTCAATACAATGGGAAAAACTACCGTATTCACCCCAGCTTTATCCAAGTTGTTACCGGTTAAATTCCATATCAAACCATCTTTTTATTGATTCACAGGAAAGGTCATCAAGTGCCAGCTTGGTGGCCTTTTCTTCATATTGACGGTCAATGATGGTTTTGATGCGTCGCCATTCGTTCGCTTTTAGCCCATTTACTAATTGCAATACAATGGCCAGCTTTTCTTCGTTCGTCATGCTGCTCGCATCCTCCTTATTTTTATCTGGTATGTTTGTCTAAAATAATAGACGATTATGCCACAAAAATATCGCTTACCTTGCAGCCTAAAGCCTTGGCAATTTTCAATAATGTGCCAGTTGACGTTTTGGCGTCATTATGAGTTTCTAAATAGGAAATCGTAGCCCGCGAAACACCGCTTCGTTTAGCTAATTCAGCTTGCGATAGCTTTTTGGCGGTTCTCATTTCTTTGATGAAATACATTCTTTATCGCCTCCCTCTTTTCACTGTCTATTATAATAGACGATACACGCATTGTCAATTATTCTAGACAAAAATAATTGATTTTTTGTCTAGAATATTTTACAATAACAAAAAGGAGGTTATGTAGTTATGTACATAGGAGAGTTGATAAAAAAATACAGAGAAAAGCACGGATTGTCAATGCAAGACTTTGCCAATTTATCGGGAATTAGCAAGGCTTATATCGGGGTACTTGAAAAGGTGTATAATCCAACGACTAAAGAGCCAGTAGCGCCGTCATTGCCTAAAATACAAGCCATTGCGTCTGCTATGGGTATGGAGTTAGACGACTTACTAAAATTATTGGATCGTGACCAACCCGTCATAGTAAATACAAATAGGCCGGCGCAACGTCTCAATGAAGATGAAAAACAGCTGCTCGATGATTATAGGAAGCTTAATGATACAGGGAAAATTGTTGCCAGGGGATCTATCGAAACGTTGGCCAAACAAGACCAGTTTACCAATAAAGTGAAGGACGACGAGGCAATTTAATTATCGTAGATTTTAAGCATTGAAAGGAGTTTTTATTATGAGTCATAAATTTAAATTTCTTGGTGGTAATATCCCAAAATGTGAATTAGCAAGAGAAGATCATCAAGATTGTTTCCGTTATATTGACGGCGGGTTCCAATATATTCCATTGGCCGGAAACATTGCCAGCATACAGCCGGTTACAGAAGAAAATAAAAAGAGCTTCATTGGTAAGGCTGGCTGGGGCCTTGTTGGTGGTTTAGCATTGGGTGGTGTAGGCGCCATCGCCGGCCTACTTGCCGGCGGCAATAAAAAAGAAATTGTCATCGCTATCACTATGAAAAGCGGGGAAAATATCATGGCCACGGTTGACCAGGATACATTTAAATGGTTGCTGGGTATATATTCCACGCCTTGTGAAGTAAAACATATTAGAACCATGGATGAAAAAAGCGAAATGGTAAAAAAAGAGGCCAGGGAAGCTAAAGAAGAATACGAACGACGATTAGCCGCCATGTCTCCAGACGAACGTGCAGCATATGAAGCTAAAAAGTCAAGGAACAATAAAATTGGATTAGGTGTTCTCATTGTCATAGTTCTATTCGTCCTGTACCTTATTTTTGGATAACAAATTTTAGGTGATAGTAATGAAAGTGAAAACATTGGTAATTTCATTATGCACAGTATTCCTTTTAGTTTTCCCTTCGTTTGCGACCAGCTGGTATTGGATAGGGCAAACAGGAAATGGCCAAAATCTATATATCGACAATAGTTCTGTTGATAAAACATCATCTCGCGCTATTCTATGGTTGCTGATAACAGATGTACCGTATCCAAACAAATATAACGCCAAACAAATTCTTTTCAAAGTATATATCCTGCCAAATGCCACGGGTGGCTGGGAATATATGCAATTGCAGCACCCGGATGGATCAATCACGCAATACAACAATAACTTGGAGATACATCCATTCCCGCCTGACTCGGTGGGCTATAAGGTATGGCAGGCAACTTATTAACCAATGGTGGGCAATTTGCCGTACTGGGTAGTGGGCAATTTGCCCACTCGACACTTTATTTTTTGCATACAAAAAGCGCCAGCTGTGTAGGCCGACGCTATCATTTCATCGGGGCTCGGTATGCAGCTACCCCGCCCCATCTTGTGTTGTTGGTGAACCCGGCGAAAGGTTCGACCCCATTATAGCATGGAAACATGCAGAAAGGAAGTGATTGCATGGCACATTGTCGGAAAAAAGGGAACCGTTGGTACTATCGTGTCACGTGGACCGATGAAGAAGGAACGCATCATGCAGAGCGCGCCGGCGGAAAAACTCGAACGGAATGCCTCCAGGCATGGCGTGAGGCCATGGCCGAAATCCAACGCCGCAGTGAGCTGAGAAAGACGGCGTTGATGCCATTCGGCGACGCTGTCGATGAATGGCTTGAAAAAGAAGTGGCCGTCAACCGCAAGCAAGCCACGTATGACTCGTATAGCTCCATCGTCCGGAATCATCTGACAAGCACTATAAGGGCCATCCCGCTGAAGAAAATCACCACGGGATTATTGCAGGACTGGTTGAATGACCAGCGGAACTACTATAGCCGGTCCACGGTCCACGCCTGTTATGCCGTCGTAGGCGCCGCTTGTAGATGGCTTGTCAAAAATAGGAAGTACCTGGTGGAAGATCCCATGGCCGACGTCGTCATGCCGAAAACAGACGAAATCCCCAAACCGATACGCGTCTTTACGGCTGACGAAATGGCCAAGATATTTGCCCATTGGCCGGCTGGTCATCGCTATCACCTTCCCATTGCCCTGGCATACTATGCCGGCCTGCGTATCGGCGAATGCCTGGCCCTAACGTGGAATGACGTAGACCTGGCAGCTGGCACGCTGGCCGTCACATCGACACTGTATGACCATAAAGGGCTCCCTACCCGCGCCAAAACCCCCAAAAGCAGCTGTTCCGCTCGGACCATCACGTTCGGCGAACGGCTAAAGCAAGAATTAATCATGAAACGGTGGCAGCAGAAACAAACCCGCTTCCAGGCCGGCCCATTTTACAAAGAAGGCCCCAACGGCGGTTATGTATGCGACCGCGGTGACGGTGGCGTCATGACATCGAACGATATGAGATGGTTCGGTATGTGGTGCAAACAAGAATTCGGCAGTGGCTCCTTCCACTGTCTGCGCCATACCCATGCCACCATGCTGCGCGAACAAGGTGTAGGCCTCGATTACATCGCCGCCCGCCTCGGGCACTCCAGCATGTACACCACGGCAAAATTCTACGATGCCATCACAGACAAAAGAGAAAAAGAAGTCGTCGAACTCATCGACAAAGTCTTCTAATTTAAAAAGCTTCCCACTTTCGGCGTGAAAGTGGGAAGCTTTTTGGGAAGAATGCCGATAAACGGCATGGTTAAGCCGAACTGAGTTTAACGTTAAATTATCGGAAGTAATAAAAAATACGTTAATATAAGGTCATATGCTTTTAAACTGGTTAGCGTGATTACGCCAATTATCAAGCAAGTAACTAAAAATATTTACCTATGTTTTTATATGCTTTTATACAAGTTTTCGTCATCGGCGGCGGAAAAAATGGCGGAAAAAAGCTATCTTTAGCCGAATATCACAAAATATTTACGTGTATTAAAATTATCAGCTGATGTGCTATAGCTAAAAGAGGCTGTCGCATTAAGACAGCCTCTTTTTACGTTGATCGTAGGTCGTTCATCGTTTGTCGTATAGGATTAAAAATATCAACTCATCGCGATGAACGATGAACTACGAACGAAAAACTTTTAAGTTTAAGGGACCTCGCATGATGGTAGAATTCTTTGTGCGACAGCCCCTTTTTTAGTTTATTTAGGCTCCGGTCCAAAAAGTCTTTCCATCCCGGCTTTAGTCACAAGCCATACGTTTTCACTTTTTCTAAATTCTCCTTTTTTAAATTTCGACGGCTGTGTTTTCGTCCCTAAGCAATAAAGCTTTACGGTCGTTGGTGATAGGCCCCAGCGTTTAGCCGCTTCTGTCGTCGTCATCACATCTTCAAAATTCAT